ATACGTCATTTTTTTAAATTTTACTTTACCAGGAAAGGTAGTATTAAAATAAGCAGGGTTTACTATACCATTCCAGCCATAATTTTGTGGTATTGTTGTCGAACCAGATTTTCCATAAAAACTAAAGTCATATGTACCAGAACAATAATCTGTTAGTAATGGAGTAAACGGAAAGTTACCCAAGGTAATAACTGAACTAGAACTTTCAATAGCCGACGGAATGTCTAAATAAGAAAAAGCAACATAGAGAGTGACTTTCCTACCTACTTTTATATATTTTGAACTGTTGGTAAAATTTGTAAAATCACCACTATCATATGCAGTACTGGAAGTACCTAAAAAAAACTCTGGGTTGTATGTTCCATCTTCGTAGTCGTCTAAGTGATTTGCAGAGGAATATTGAGAGGTAGTCCCTAAATAAATACCGTCATCCGCAATAATCTTCTTGTGTGCTCTGATAAAGATATCAGACGAGCTAAAGTTGCTGTCTTGCAAAGTTAAAAAATCGTTTTCTGTATATGTGCCAGGAGTAACAAGATTAAATATCATTTTGTTGGACGTATAAGCAGCAGCGACTTCTTCAAACCCTATATAAGCTTGCGGGCCACCACTTCCGTTTCTCTTGACTCTTATTTTGTTGTTTACTGCACCGCTATCGGCTTCAAACGATAACATATCACTTCCACCAATTACTGTTTTTACATCGCCAGATGTATTAGTCAATACGCCAGTCATTGTGTCACCAGCTTTCAAAACATTCAAGCTAGAGCTACCAGTCACATCACCAGTCACATTACCAGTTACATCACCAGTTAAGTTACCAGTTACGTCTCCAGTAACGTCGCCAGTCACATTACCAGTTACGTTACCAGTCACGTCTCCAGTAACGTCGCCAGTGACGTTACCAGTTAAGTTACCAGTCACGTCGCCAGTCAAGTCGCCAGTGACGTTACCAGTTAAGTTACCAGTTACGTCTCCAGTAACATCTCCAGTAAGGTTGCCAGTAGTGTTACCAGTTACGTCCCCAGTAAGGTCGCCAGTGACGTTACCAGTTAAGTTACCAGTTACGTCTCCAGTAACGTCCCCAGTAACATCTCCAGTAAGGTTACCAGTTACGTTACCAGTAACATCTCCAGTAACGTCTCCAGTAAGGTTGCCAGTAGTGTTACCAGTAACATCTCCAGTCAAGTCCCCAGTAACGTCCCCAGTAACGTCTCCAGTCACATTACCAGTTACATCACCAGTCAAGTCCCCAGTCACATTACCAGTTAAGTTACCAGTTACGTTACCAGTAACGTCCCCAGTAACATCTCCAGTAAGGTTACCAGTAACATCTCCAGTTACATCTCCCACAAGGTCGCCAGTTACATTCGTTGTAATAGACGAGGGTAAGCCAACTGTAAAACTTTGACCTGTTAAATTAACATCAACCTCATTTGCAGTACCTTGTATGGTTAGTGTTTCCGAGTCTAGATCGACAGAAGAATTTGTAGTGCCGTCTGTGATGTCTAAGTCTTCGGCTGTAATTGCATCGTCTACATAGGTTTTAATTGCCTTTGCACTTGCTAGTGTATCATCATTTTCTGAAACGCTACTGAGGTCAGTATCTAAAACTCCATTTTTTAAGTTGTCTGTTTCGAGGTTTGATATTGTATTGCCATCTGCATCAATACTTTTGTTAGTCAATGTTTCTGATCCAGCCAATGTAGTAAAGTCATTATCGCTTAAAGCAGTATTGAACTCTGCAGTAGTACCAGAAAGCGTATTGTCTGTAAGGTCAATAGACTTGTTTGTTAGTGTTTGCGTACCGTCTAAAGTAGCTACTGTACTATCTATGTCTATTGTAAGTGTTTGGTCTAGTGCAGTAGTCTCTATACCAGTACCACCAGCTATGTCTAAAACTTGACTGTCTAAGTCTATAGAACCACTGCCAGAGTCGCCTTGAAAGTCTAGGTCTTCTGCAGTTACTTTTGTGTCTACGTAGTCTTTTACTGCAGCACTAGTAGGCACTGTCGTATCATTGTCATTGTTAGCGATACCGTCTGCCTCGTCTACAAATTTTTCTACAGTTATGTCTTCGCCAGTGTCTTTAAGCGAGCCAAACTCTACAGTACCCTCTGCTTTAAGGTTACCGTTTTGATCCATATGTACACCAGACTCGTTACCTAAACCGTCTGTAATTTCTTTAAGGTTACTAGTCAACGGCTCATTGTCCGTTGTCTTTAGTAAGCCGTCGTAAGTATCGCTTATTCTAGTGCCAGTTAGTGATGTACCCATATTTTATATTTTTATTGTATGTCTAAATAAACTTTTAATGTCCCTATGTCCGTGCCTTTACGAGCAAGTTTGAAATTTAATGTAGGCGAACCACTTGCTATAGTGTATGCGTTATTGTATCTAAGCCAGCCATTTTTTTGTACGCTAGAACTTAAAAAGTAACACATATAACTATCTGCACCACTGTAGCTGGCGTCTGCATTACCAGTGTTTGGCGTATCGCCAGTAAATTGTTTTCTAGCAAACTTACCAGTGTAAAGTGGGTTTCCAGTTATTGTACCTACAGCCTCAAAATTTATACTACTATAATCTGTACCAGCAGTCGTACTATTGTTAGTTTGCATATTAGTAGTCGCAGTAGCAAAAGTTCTACTTTGCGTACCACCAGTAGTGCTAAGTTCTATAGTATCTACTTGCACGTCGCCTAAAGTGCCAGTGTTTTGATAGTGAAATACTACACGCCCAGTATAACCAGCATACGCACTAATATCTAAACTAACTGACTGCCACGCAGACGCTCCTACAGTACCGAGACTGTCTTCGCCAGTATAAGTTGCTAATAGGTTTAAGCCAGTAGAAACACCACCAGACCCACAAACGTCTGTAAAAACATTCTGTACAGTCTGTTTGTTGTCTTCGTCGCCAAAGTGCGAAGAGCAGTAAACCTTACCCCAGTTATTAGTTATAGCCATATTTCTACTTTTTCTCTGTGTTACGCATATAATTTGCGTTTGTTTTTTTTACGCTTTTAGTATCTGTGTTTTTTAGATACTCTATTAGCTTTTTTACGTTATTATATTTTATATTATACTGTCTCATAAAACCCACCCTACAAAGCTAGCCGACTTATCTGGGTACATATCCTCGTTTTGATTCGTATAGTACTCTGGGTACTTACTAGATGCATTAAAACTCAAAAAGTCAATCATTCTACGAGTGTAAAACTCTGCAAAATTTCTATGTTTCTGTACTAAATAGTCTACTTCGTCTTTTGACGGTTGCGTCGCTGTCTCGCTACTATGTTTAAATATGCCACCGTTCTTAATTTCAAACGCACTAAAAGGTAAGAAATCGACCATAGCAAAATGTATCAAGGCTGGCTGTACATACTCGTTTACTAGCGTTTTATAGTCGCCCTCTAAAGATCCGTTAAGTACGTCTTGACTAATTTTTTCGAAAAGTTTTGATCCTAAATAATTCTGGATATGCTGTATTTGAGCCAGTTTCACAAAGGGCAAAAATTTGTCGCTGTCCACCGTACCATTTATTATGGTATTACGCACTAAGTCTTGTCTAGAAATAAATAAAGGTGTAGCCATTAGCGTCTATAGTTTGGGTCTAAAGACCAGTAGTTATTGCCTTTGTTAGCCGTTTGTGCTACTTCTGGATCGTTTGTAGGTATACGAGCCTCGCCACGCAAACTAGGGTCAAGTTTAGCAATTTTTTCTCTAGCCTCTGTTACTGTTATTTTCTCGTTGTTTTTTCTTAAGTAAGTACGACGCTCCCAGTAGTGCTTACAGTTCACACCACCCTTATAGAGCCATATGTTATAAGTGCTTGATCCTGTGGGACTTAGCTCTCTATTTGCAGAGCTTTCTTTGTCTAGGTCTTCTTTACGGTATATTTTCTTAGCAGACCACATTTTCTGGCAAAACTCTCTTTGTGGGTTGTTAGAGCCCATATACGAATAACGTATTTTTAAAATACTTGTGTCTTGCTCACTGGTTTTATTTGGCGAGCTAGGTAGTACACTAGCAAGCTCTAACCCAGCGTGCAATAAGTCGTCGTACTCATTTGCTGGTCTTGTGTCGATTAGCTCGTAGTCGCTTAGGTCTTCTTCTTCTAGGTTAAGTAATTCATTCATTACTGCCTTACGTAGCTCTTCTGCTGCCTTTATTTCGACACAATTAGGCACTTGCTTACCGTCTTTAGTTTTCATTCCGTACTGCTCATAGCCAGCCTCGCAAGGGTCGTCTGCGTCTTTAAGGTCTGTATGGTCTGCACACGGCATATAGTATGTCTGTCCGTCTATTTCGTGAGCGTGCGAGCCCTCGCAACCTAAGTCTTTAGCGACTGCCTCTGCCTCTTCTTTAGTTTCGTATACTGGTTTGCCGTCTACGCTTTTAAGTCCTAGTTTTTCGCCAGTCTCTTCTTCTCTTTGCTCTTTAGTCATTGTGTTTTCTAGGTCTATAAACTCTAGAGGCTGCAGTGTCTTAAAGTATAAGTGTAAAGAAATGTCGTTATATCCTAGAATTTTGTTAAAAGCCTCTATAAGCAAGTCTTGAAACGGTCTTATTACTGTATTGTCAAATAATATAGAGCTCATTCGTAGCTCGTCTGCGTTATTACCTAGACCATTCTGTACTTTTATGCCTAAAAGCATCGGACTCGTTATTCTATGGCCGATTAAAATTTTTTGAGTTGACTCCGTAGACAAAAATTCGTACTGTTGTGGTGCGTCGCTAAGTTGTATAGACTCTACAGTCGCTTGCTCTTCTGCATTATTGTTAAAAGCAAGTATAAATCTACCAGCGTTGCTAGTACCTTGATATTTTTGTTTAATCTTACGCTCTATTTCCATTTGAGCGTCTTCGTCTGGGATTCCCGAATTGAAGTTAAGCAAAAGTCCAGGAGCCATACCATTTTTTACATTCGAGAAGTGAAAGTTTGCAATTTCGCTTTCTAGGTCTGCGTACTGTGTAGCACTCTGGTAGTCTACTGGTGCAAAGTAATAAAAGCCAGCTCTGTATGGTTTCACACACAAAATCTCTACAGCCTCTTCGCTAAAGCCGAAAGCTGGTATACGGTCTGGCTCTTCGCCGTTTTTAAGGTTTGCCCAGTCCGAGCTGTAGTAGTACGCCTCTATTTCGCCGTCTTCGTTACATTTTTCTGGTCTTAGCGTCTCTACTGGGTAGTGTTCTACTTGTACGATCTGTGTACGCTCTGCGTTATATATAACTTGCATAGAGCACTGTCCAAACAGCTTTAAGTCTGTAGCTAATTTACGCACGCAGTCGTCTCTAAAAAGACGTTTAAGCATAGCGTAGTCGTTTGGTTTTAAGCTAGAGTCTGTAGCGTCTAGACCTCTACCAAAAATAAGCTGTGCAATACCATTTATAGCTGCACCGTTTGTAGGCGACGAGTTATACAAGTCGATTAAATACTGGTAGTAGTTATTGTCCGATCCTAGCTCGACCCACGCTTTATTTTTTTGTTCTATAATAACTGGCGATGTATACGCTGCTAAGTCTAGAAACTTTAAGCCAGACCGTTTACGAGCTGTGCTACGTCTTTTAGTTGGTTTATTCATAAATTATATACTCATTATCGTAAGACGAGTCGCTTTTATATACGCCTTTGTTTATACTATACTCTTTGTCTTCTGACTGGTCTATTTCTTGATCCGTGCAGAAAACTTTGTCTACTATATTTGTTTCTACTTTATAGTTTACGTCATCCCAAGTGTTTTCGCTAAGTGCCCACTCGTCAATGTTTTGACTCCATATGTCAAAGTCATTCTGTACAAGTAAGTCGTAGTAGTGCCCCTCTTCTAAATTCCAGACAGTACTATAGACTTGATAGTCTTGTTCTTTTGTTACCGTTGGTGTATATACTGTAGTGACGTTTGTTTGGTCGTCTCTTAGCTGCACCGTAGTATTTTGACTATAGTTTCTAGGTATAAGTTTTATAGTCTGCGTGTCTGTAGTAGGTTTTAATACTTTCATACTATCTATATAACGTAAGTTTTGCGTTTTTTGCCTAAAAAAAAAAGGGCAGCCGAAACTACCCTTTTAACACAATTTAAAAAACCCTTACGCTGGGTCAATTTGGGTAGAGTCCTCTGCTGCCGTTACTAAGCTAGAGGTTACAAAAAAGGCTGGGTCTTGCTCTAGAGCTTGAAACGTAAGCCCAGAGAAACCACTTAAATCGCCAAACGCTTGTCCAGTGGTAATTGACCCACCAGAGCTATTTACGCCGTGATCTTTGCCTAAAATTAAATAGTTACCATTATAGTCTTCTACAATTACAGAAAGTCTGTTTTTAAGTAGTACGTCTAGCTCTACTAAAGTAGCTTTGTCTAGACGCTTTAATGTAGTAGTCAAAGTTTGAGTATAAAAAACAGTACCGTTTTCTGGACTCGCTGTAATACTTTGCTCTACACCAGTAGCACCGTCTACGTCGTATTTGTATAGAGTTGGTGTACCAGTCCACGCTGTAACTTCGCCAGCAGAGACAGTAACATCGCCTAAGTCGCCAAAAGTTGTAACGTAGATAGCTTTTATACCACCAGCACTAGATTTACACGGTAAACTTCTACCAGTAGTTAATGTTGCACACGCCATAATTTTATAGTATTAAAAAAGGGTAGGTAGGCACTATACGGCTTACCCCTGT